CAGTTACAACTGAAGATGAATCATGGGAGTTCGAATCAGGAAAATCACGTCAAAATAAAGGCCAAGTGAAGATCGAATCTGGAAAATCTCGTTTGAACAAAGGACAAGTGACGATTGAATCTGGAAAATCACGACAAATGAAAGGACATCCACACATTGAATCCGAAAAACACGAATCTCAAAAGCTCAGATGAAATTGGAATATGGACCTCAAGAAATTGATATGACAGTTGAAGGATGGTTTTCTAATGACTTGACAGCAACTCGCATAAGATGGAACAGTCTCCTAATCAAGGCTATGAACCATGCACAAGCAAGTGGAATGCAGGATGAAGAATATGTTGAATTTTTGCGTGACGCCATACCTTCGTGGAGTGTATTCAAAACAATGTCTGAAGAAGAGATCAACAATATTGATATTACTAAACGAATGTTCTGTAATCAATATGAAGGATGGGTTTCTACAAATGCATCTGATCTCAATCTCAAATTGCGCTCAAACATGGGAAAAATCTTATGGTTAAATGACCGTGATGAGATTATCAATGGCGCATCCCCTATTAGAATTTTCTTTCCAGTAGGACGCACCTTTATAATAAATGCTCATTATGTTCGCTTGATTGATCGCATGCAAGAAAAACAACCACTATTTAAAATCCGTGTTTGTTCATCTTTTTCAGATACTGGCATTGATTATTATTGGAAGGATTTGCAGCCACTTGTTAAAGATTATACTCGTGCAGGCCAAATGACAGATTTGTGTTGCATTCAATTGGATAAGAAGTGTATGAGATATCCTGACTTGCGTAAGCACGTTATGGAACGTTCATATCTTTCAAATCTTATTGGTACTCGGGTTGTCTCAACTGTTGCTGATTGTGCAAACAAAACATTCGAAACAAAGTTTGGTATTGTTGAGAATTTAACACTGCAAGAAACAGTTGACACTGATGGATCTCGCTTCACATGTCAATCTGCAACAACTAACATTGGTTCACGAGAAGGTGACTGTGGAAGTGTCTACTTGATGGATAGCTTAACTAGTGCACGACGCATTTGTGGAGTTCACTTTGCTGGTTGTGCTGGGAAAGCATGTTTTATTCCGTTAGTATATGAAGATTTGATCACCATTATTGACGAGGATGAACAAATTTTGCCAACTTACACTCCATCAGAAGATACACCTGCAGCTATTGTTCAAGGAAATTGTGTTTCATTGGGAGACATTCTTGATCCTCCATACCCAAATGTGAAGACAAAGATTCACTCAACTCGAATCTTGAACAAAGTGTATCCCACAGAAATGGCTCCAGCAAAGTTGATGCATCCGGAAAAAGAAGATGGTCCAATGTTTAAAGGCATTCAGAAACAATTCAAAAATGTGCCAACGCTTGATGCAAATGTTCTGAAGAAAAGTGTCCTATCGTACAAACAACAATTAGCTAAGTCAAAATGCAACTATTCAAACATGAAGGTGTTGAATTTTGATGAAGCCGTCAAAGGAACTGATTCAGAGTATATCAAAGGTATCAATCGTGTAACATCGGCTGGTTATCCTTGGTGTCATGAAAAATCAAAAGGTAAGACTCTCTGGTTTGGCAATCTTGAATGGGATCTTTATGGAAAGAAAGCTCAACAAGTACGAAGAATTGTTACTAAACAGGTTGAAGAAATGAAACTTGGTTATGTGCAACCTTACATCTTTGTTGACACACTTAAAGATGAAACACTGCCAAAAATGAAAGTTGAAATTGGAAAGACAAGAGTTTTTGCTGCTGCTCCAATGGATTTTGTCATTGCATTCCGCATGTACTTTATTTCTTTCATTGCTTTTCTTATGGAAAAACGCATTGATACTGAAAGTGCTGTTGGTATTCGATGTCAATCACTCGAATGGGACAAGCTTGCAAAACATCTTTTGAAGTATGGTGATAACCATGTTGCTGGAGATTTTAGTAATTATGATGGCACACTTCATCCAGATATCTTGTGGCAAATTTTGGAAGTGATAGAAGATTATTATCGTCAATCCCCAACTTATGTAAAGGAAGATGCTGTTGTACGCAAGTGTTTATGGGAAAGTTTTGTTAATTCTTATCACATTTGTGGCAAGAGATTGTACAAGCTTAACCACTCACAACCATCAGGAAACCCAGCAACTGCTATCTTGAACAGCATGTATAATTCAATTGCATGTCGAGTTACATTTTATGCAGAACGACCAGGCAATGAAGAGTTCAACGATTACGTTTCTATGATTGCTTATGGAGATGATAATCTTTTGAATATTTCATCACGAGTTTCAACATGGTACAATCAAGAATCAATGACCCGAGCTTTTGCAACTTTTGGAATGGTTTATACTGACGAGGAAAAGACTGGAACGATGACAGGATTCAAGCAATTGGACAAGTGTTATTTCTTAAAACGTGGATTTGCATTTGATTCTGACAATCGAATTTGGATGGCACCTCTTAAGATTCCATCTATTCTTGAATGCTTCAACTGGATTCACGGTAATACGTATGAAGAAACCGTAATTGAACAAAATGCTCGTGCTGCTTTTGCTGAACTGGCGTTGCA